GCTGCTCTAGCGATAGCTTCTTGCGCTTGAACGATTTTCGCTTCGGCACACCAGCTCGGCGCAGAACTTTTGACACGGTCCCAGAGCCCACTCCTACCTCGGAGGCAATCTCGCGAGTTGTCTTTCCTTCATGATAAAGGGCTACCATCTGACCAACCACGTCAGGCAAAACTCTCGGGTATCGACCGTGCCAATTTCCTCTCATGCAGAACCTCTCCTTATCACTATGCGGCCAAGGCCAATTGTTGAAAACGAAACACAATAAATTCTGCTGGCTTGTTTGGCGCAATGCCGACATCGCAGAATACGATTCCCTGATCCACAGTGTTCTGAGGATTGTTCGTCCTGTCACAGATGACGTAGAACGCATCGTCTGCAGAACTTCCAGCGAAGTATCCTGCCTGGTACAGACCGAGCAGGAAGTTGGTGATCTGGGTCCGAATCGCTGACCACAGAGCTGGTCCGTTGTTCTTGAAAACGTGAGAATGCGTCGCATTGAAGACCGACTTCTCAACCATCATGAACAATCTCCGCATCTGAATGTACGGCCATTCTCCGCCTGCGATATCGAGGGACCGAGCGCCCCATACGCACCTGCCGGTATGCGGCCACTGCACGAGCGCATTGATCTTCTCAGGATAGACCACACCAACCTGCGTCGGGGTGAGATCAAGTTCCAGCCCAACGGACCAGTTGATCTGACCATCCGCAGTTCCCGCAGGAGCCTTGCCGACGTTCTTCGTGATGTCTGTCCTTGCGTACACGCCCGCGACGTGACCGCCGCACGGAATGTCCGTGGCTACCTCTGTCACAGGATCCATGATCTTGATGTGCGGGTAGTACAGCGCTGCGTAGGAAGTGTACTTCTGCAGCTGGAACTTCTTCCAGTTGACCGCTTCCTGCGGGGAGAGGCCAGAAGGAACCGTCAGGATGACGAACTTGTCCTTCATCAACTCTGCGTACGTGATCAACGCATCGGCCACCGTGGTATCCGTCTGGAAATCAGAGGCAACGAGCTGCATCAGAGCATCCACCTTACCGAAGGCCCACAGACCCCTCTGATCGGCTGCCAGCGTCGCTCCGATTATATCGTTGGACGTGAGGGCCGAGCCATCGGTACCGCCAGCCAACTGGCCCACGATGCTTGTTGCAGGGTTCGTGTAGTAGGAGACTACCTGTGCCGATTCACCTCCTGGGCCTGACGCTGGGTATCCATCGATCGCCCATGTGAGGATGAAAATGCCAGTGTCATAATCCAGCTCATTGGTACCACTGGCGTCCAGGATGAATTTCTGCGGGTACCCAACCTCCTGTGTCGTGCCAACGGAAAGGTTCCCGTCGCCATCATCGACAATCCGTACGGGCTCGGAATATCCACATGCGAGATAAATGGCCGATGCCGCAGTGAAGGTCGGAGCGCCCGTGATCCCCGCGAGGTTCAGCACGTCATTCGTCGGACCTGCCAAGTCGGCGATCTGACCCGTAACGTAATCGATGGTACCAACCTGTATTGCAGGACCAGCACCATCAGGATGCATCAGTTTGCCTGTGCCGTCGTCCACGATGATCTGCTCACCACTCACAGAATCGATGATCGTGATCCGTACAGAGGAAGCGGTGATCGCCGCCGGAGTGGTGGTATTCCCTGGCGACACGATAGGTGCAATTGTTGCGGCAGGAGTCGGCCCTGTACCGATGTGGATCAACGAACGAATCTCGTACGTGTCTGCAGCGGTCCACTTGTTTGTCGTACCACCGACCAAAACACCAGTGATCGTCGTCGCCGTGTTCGCGGTGATGACCGTATGACTTTCGTCAGCCGTGTTGTAGAGCAACATTCCCACGAGCGCATTGACAACCCACGATGCCGTGGTGTCCGTCAGGAACGCTGCTGCAGCACTCGTGTCGTCTGTACCCGTGTCATAACGAGCACCATCTTCGAACGAGAAATCAGCCGCAAAGGTCGTCGGGAAACAGCTGTTCGCCAGAACGTACTGCCATCCCTTGAACATGCCATCGTAAGTGTCGGGAACGCTCACCGAGGATGCATCGGAGTGTTGCATGGTGGCCGAGAAGTCCTCAGCGACGACAGACACGCCAGCCAGCGCCGACGGGTCCATCTCGTTACCATACTCAACAACCTCGATATACTCCGAGCCGCCCATGTCGGCATTCATCACCGTGGCTACGTAGTGAGGATCCGTGGTGGTCAAGAATACGAGATCGGAGAACTGCTCGATGGTTGCCCATGAGGAAACCCCCGTGACGCCAGCATCCGTGTCCTCCTGGACCAATACTGTGAAACGGGTGTACCGCGCCTCATCATCCTCCAGGTAATCACTTGAGCCAGGGACAATCGACACCCTGTAATAATTGCCAGAAAGACCAGGCCATTTCATCTGGAAGCGGAAGACTGTGTAGTCATACACTCCCTCGATCAGATCGAGGGCACCCGCGTAATCAGCAGGATTGGTCAGAGTGATAGTGGCCTCTCCAGTTGCGTAGTCGATGAATCCGCTACCGCCAGCACCACCACCGGCTGTCTGGGACAGCACGCCATCCCCTGCAGCGTCAGTGAAGACGTTGTCAGTTACCGCGCCATTGAAGGTGATCTCGACAGTGGTAGGATCTGCGGGAGGATTGGACAGCTGCAACGTGTACAGACCGCTGGGCTCTACTGTATTCCCGAGATTGTCAGGAGTGGCAGCCGGAACGGAATACAGAAAATCCCAGTAGGCGTCGTCCGCATCGCTCGGAGCCGCACGCACGACATACAACTGCTGCCCGCCGTTCTGGAAGAAAGCGTACGCCTCGGTCGGCGTCAGCCCCTTCTCTGTAAAGGTACCAAACTTCGTCGAGAATTCCGGGAAGCTCGTCACCAGAATCGGATCGTCCACGGGACCTTTTGTGGTGAATCCTATCAACCCCAGGTTGGATGTTGAAACACCAGCAATCGGGCCAGGACCCGCAGGGACTTCTTTGATGCGTATACCAGGATACGTGTATTCAGACATTGCTTGTCTCCATGTTGTCGGGCCGCCCTATTAATTGCGGCGTTTTTTCTTTTTCTTCTTGGAGTCCACTGCGCCCCCTGTGTTTTCATCGGGGCTTTCGTCAGCATCAGACAACACTTCAACACGATCAGCGTTTATAAAACCGCCGTCCCCCGGAAGAGGGATCGACGTTGGAGATTCGACAGGCGCATCCTCGGAGGGCTTACTGGCCTCCCTTTCCTTGTCCAGAGCCGTCAACTCGCCCTCTGTCATCTCGGGCGATCCCTTGGGCTTCTTCGGAGCCTGCCCCTTATCGGTAGTGACTCCCTTTTCTGCAATCTTTAAAGCCATCGCAGATTTCGGAGTAACCGCCCTGATGTCCGCCGCCGTCGTTGGCAACACATCAGCGATAGACTTTGCTCCTGCAGGTCGGCCTGTCCGACGAAGAAGCCCTTTCTTTTTCAGGGCCTGCACCTCTCGAAGGCCAGGCTCTAAAATCTCGACCTTGGAATGGGGCGGAACAGAAACAGACAACCCCTTCTTCACCGGCATCGATTTGGGAATATTTCCCGAATAATAAAACCAAGGCATGAGTCCTCCTCAGATCGCTCCGAGACCATCATTGATCTCACTGATTTGTGCAGGCGTGAATTTAGCATAAGTGACACTGGGCTCGACCATCGCATGAAAAACACGATCATCATGGAGATCGATTTCCGCTCGAACCGTAAATGAAATGCTGTAACTCACTGTCCTCTCCGCAATATCAGCTAACTCGGACGTGTTAGAAATTGAAACCTCTCCTGCATCATATTCTCGCACATCACTCTTGCTGTCAACTACTTTGAAAATAAACCACGGCGGAATAAAGTGCCGAAGAGCATAGTGCAACATCAACAGCGTCTCCTGCCTGCGCCTTCCCAGCACCATACACTCATACGTCATGTCAAATTGCGTGGCTCTCCACTGGTTATCATACTTGTCATAACCAACGGTTCCGTCGGGAAGTGTGATCTTGACTGCATCCTTGGAAGGCGCTCTCGCCACCCAGGAGTACCAAGGGTGCCGATCGAACGCTGGGGTCATATCGTTATGCCGAAACTGAAAACAAGGGAGCGTGAACGGCTGGTAGACGTCCTCCGGATCCTGAAATTGACAAGGGACCTTGTCATCGATCGAGGAAAACCCAGACTTAAGGTTTGGGACCTCGCAAGCATAGATCGCTCGCGTCTCGCCATCCACGTCGTAATGCGCAATCTCGGCACCAAGGGTCTTCATGCAGCCCTCGTCCCAGTCTCGCTGGTTGACCGTGCCAAGTATGGTCATGCGCCACCTACGAACTCAAGTTCGCAATCACTCTTCGGCGTCGCCTTTGCCCTCAGAGCCATCGCCATCCTGAGCATCGCCTCCGTCGCCATCATCCTCGCAGCCATCGCAGTCATCAAGATCGATTGCCCCTGCCTCTGCTGCCTGGTTGATAATGTCAAGAGCCCCATCGATCGTCTCATCCTGATCGGCGATCTTTCTTTTCAGAAGCTCGTTCTCGACCCCCACGAGGGTCTGGTTCAAATCGGTCAACTTTTCACCTTTTTCAACTGTTGTCATCGCTCCACCTTCAGCTACCCTTTCGGGGCAAATGGGGCGAGAGTCCTCGCGAACTCCGACCCCTTGTTCAACTGCATGGCTGTAACATTCTCCACATTGTTTGGCAAATCGAAAGCACTCTCACGACCAGTCTGGAGGTACTTTAAATATCGCCGCATCAAATCAGGCATCGCGTTCTTGATCTCCCGCAGCGCCGGTCTCCAGTGAGCAACCTGCTGCTCCCCGTCATACCCGAACTCTGCACGGAGAATATTATAACCCACATCCTCATGCACTACAACACCCACTGCATTCGATGTCTTTTCGATGCTTACCTTCTGCGCGCCCGCGCGCCTGAGATCACTTTCAATCTGCCCCCTCCGCACGTAGATCCTGTCTGACAAAGCCTTCAACTCATCCTCTCGCGCATTCCTGGAGATCACCCGCGCGTGCAATTTCTCCGAAGGCACAGGGACCATGTGAGAAGGCCACGGGCCGTACGTCATCAGCACATTCACCCACTTGGGAGACTGATCCGTCGACTGAAAATAAAGAGCCTTGCCATCCATGTTATCCACATCAAGCATAAGCTTCTGATTGTCGAAATAAATTGACACAGCATCCATGTCCGAAGAGGCCCCATCGACAATCCCGATCCGAAGATTCTCGGCGTATGGAAACATATGCTTCCCTATCCGAACATCAGGAGCGCGGCGCTCCACCTCTCGGCGAACGAACGCAGCCATTGCCAAAAGGAACAGCATCCTCCCCCTCTCGATTCTCTTGGGCACATCTCGCGTCAGAGTATTCATCGTCTTCACAAAACTGTGCAGCCCATATATCGCAGGGATGGTAGACTCCATCGATAACTTTGGCTTTCGATATTTGTATCTCTTTGCCAACGACATCTCCTATTGAAACAGATCGGCAACCTTAAAGGTTGTCGTGTTTCCATGCCCACTCCATCCTGGAATTTCTATATACGCCTGCACTCGGTACTCTCCGGCTTGATCGAAATCACCCGCGATCACTATGTATTTAATCTTCGTGGTTTCGTGCAAACTTCCAACCCACCGAACCTGTGTCCCGTCTGGCTTCGTCACGTCCAAGGCCACGAGCGTAGCCGTCGCAATATCGTTACAAACATCCACAACAATAGCCGCACCTATATCGCCAATGTAATAAATGTCAGGACCACTGCATGTGACATCGCAGCTCATTCACTCTACCTCCAGATCTGTTTGCGAAGAAATGTCCATCTGCATCGACACCTTCGACGCCTCGTCAATTGCCATTGAAACGCGCGAGGATAGCACAACAGATTGCGCTATGCTGGACACCAACTCAGAATCGCCAACAAGGGCGGAGGCTGTGGGTGTCAGATCTGATCCGTCTCCTGACATCTTAACACCTCATCAAATCATCCAAGAGGTACCACCTGTTTTTCAAACGTCCTCTTGACCCCTGGATTGTTCAGCTGATCGCGCAAAAGATCCATGCACGTCTCGCCCGATCGTCTCTTTTTATTGCATACCCCGAGCATCCCCTTACCACCAATGTCGACAGCAGCATCGGGTGGCCCCCCGCAGATGTAACAGAAGCTCGCAAGCTTCCCCTTCATCGGCCCCTCGTATTCAGGAAACGCCATCCCCTGCATCGGCCCACCACATGGCTTCGTGGCCTGGCATTGCCACGAACTGGAGTTCGCATCGTCATGCCCCCTGGCATTCCAGTATTTCAAGCACCATGCGCATACCGCGCTCATGCCATGCATTTTTATCGCCCGATCAACTTGGTCAAATTCCAACATTTTACACTTTCCTATCAGGAGTAAACTGAGTACGCTTCCGCACCTCCAGCTTGAACCCCACGTAATTGGGGGAATCAAGAACATACCCACCTCGTCCAACTTTTACAACATCCCACCATTCCCCAAAAAGATAAATTACATCCCCCTCCTTGGGCAACCTACCTTCGGCTATCGTCCCCTCCCATGCACACTCCCAGTGGTTACGAGAAATCTCTACGATCGCGTCGTACTCATACACGAAGCCCTCGGTCCTTGCCGTGGGCTGCCTGTTGTCCGACTCCTGGTACTCTATCGCACAGGGGAACGAGACGGGCTCCTGTCCGCCTCCAGTATCAGGGTAGAAGTTCCATGCCTCCGTGGACACCGAAGGGCTTCCCTGGGCCGAGGAGCCCCCAAAGAGCGGATCGTTCGTGGGCTCTCCATACAGAGCATCCACATTCTTGCCACGATTCAAAGAGTAAAACTCGCAGAGAGGCCCAGCCAGCTCGATACGTTCCTCTGCGAGCGATCTCAGATATGCAGCTTCTTCATCGAAATAAACTCGGGGCATAGACCAATTACTCCCTGTCGCCCTCAACCAATCCCGCCATGTCATTGATCCAATCCACAGCCTCGATCATCCCGCGCAGATCATCATCACTGATCTCCTCGTTCTTGATCCGCTTGCCCATGACCTTCGCGAGTCGGAATCCCATCCCCTTCTCACCGTCCCAGCAACGGACGTCCTTGCCCTTCTTGCGAGCGGCCCGCCCACACGGATGCTTGGTCGACGCAAAGTTGACTACCGTGTCACCCTTCTTCGACTTCTTAGCACCTGTATACTTGAGCTTCGTCTTACCCACCGCAAAGGATCCTCCGCCCTCGCCATCGATATTTTTCGCGCTCGAAAACTTGCCAGTCTTAAAGTGGTGGAACGGGTTGCCCTTCGTGCGCCCCTTCGGAGCGCCAGACACCTTCGTTCTCTCGACAAGGATCAGGTCCAGATCGTGCACCAATGACTCCATCGCCTCGTCGTTCTCTTCCGTGTCATCGATGTAATCATAGTACGCCAGCAAGGTCGCCTGGATGACCTCCGGCTTGTTGATCATGACGCTTGGCGCGATATGGATCGA